AAGCAAAACCTGCACACGGGCCTGAGTGTTAACCATAAAGGCTTGTTGTTCGTTGGTAAGGTTAGTTAGGTCCATCTCTAAGAATGATTTAGCATTCTGTACCGCTGCAGTCTCACGGGCATCTAGGTTAGCCAAATCGAAGTTGGACAGAACCGTAGCTTTGTTAATGATAGCCTGTTGCTTGTTGTCTAGGTTTTTAACAGTGAGTGTTTGAAAGAACTGCGCCTCTTGCTGTGCAATTGGCAGGCTTGCTTCCATCAGGGCGGTAGCCATAGCCGCTGTGGCTGCAGTACCGGTCATGCCGCTGAATGTGATTGTACGTCCTACTGCACGGGCCTGTGCTTGTGCAAATGCAGGGATCTTAGGTTCACCATCAGAGCCAACAAAAGCATCGGCCAGCATCTCAAGCTGTCCGGTCAAGGTAGACTTTGTATCTACATAGTTACCTTCGCCCAAATTCTGCGCCATGAGCTTACCGGCAACGGTTCGTGTATCAATTACTTGACTGAACTTCTGTGCGGCGTAGTCATTTAGGGCTTCGCCTGTTCGATTGACTGTACCATCGGCATTAATGCCTGTAGCAGAACCCTCCGTGTCCAGCGTGTAGCCTTCTGCATCCACTAGGTTAGCATTACGGACCTCGCCTGTGGCAGCGTCCATAATAAACTGTGGGTTATCCATGCGATCAGACGCAGTCGCTGTGGTGAATGAAGCGGGGGCTACTGCTGTAGGAGTGCTAACCGGTGCAATACCAGAGACCGTCTGAGGCAGATACTTCTCAAGACCCTTTAGTGCGTAATTAGGATTACTAGGATCTAGTAGTGTTCCTGCAGTAGCAGGGTCTAGGTTTGGAATAATGTCAGAAAGGTTAATACCCTTTGCATCTAGAAATGCTTTAGGGTCTGCAAGCATCGCTTGGATTTCTTCGTTGGACGCAACCACACCAGAATCCACAAGCATTTTAGCTATACCCTCAGAGGACAAAGCACTGGGAGCATCCGCTCCACCCGCCTGATCTGCACCTGCCGCAGTCTGCGCAGATGAACCGCCCTGCTTTTTATCATTATCATCATCATGCTCAGTAGGGTTTGGGTCAATTATTGCTGTGCCACTGCCAAAAAGGTCTTTAAAGTCACCAACAGCATCAGAGAATTTATAGTCTTCTCCGTGTCCTGCAGACTTATCACCAACAGATTTATTTTTCTGGTTGGTATCGGTAGAATTCATTGCCCCACCAGAAACAATCTTATTGGTATCAGTGTTTACCAGACTACCACCTTGATATTCTGTATTATTGCCCGGAGTAGTTACATTAGCCAAGCTTTCAGAAAAGCTGTTGCCGCCCCCAAAGGTATCTGCCCATAAAGCCATTAGATCTTATCCTTTTCTTCTTCACATCTGCGGATACGATCTCGCAAGTAGATGTAGTTTTTTACAGCCTCATCTATTGCCGTAGCACCGGCAGGAAGGCTCTCTAATTCATTGGCTAATTGGGCATTGAACCGGTCATCATACTGCTTGATTTGGGGGCAGTATATTTCGAGTTGGGTTCTATAGACCGTTTGAGCGCAGCCGGTCAGTGATAGACTTGCGATCAGTAAGATTGTCGCTTTCATTTTCAGACATCGCCTTATAAAAATCAGCCGCCTTTTGTTGCGCCTGTAGTTCATCCGTCAGAACTTTATTCTTCTCTTTCGCCCGTCCTTTAATCTGCCCAAAGACGTAAATAATGGGCAGAGCGAGGGCCAAGGTGGCTATGATGTAAGTCTTCACTTTACCGAAGATGCTAAACATCAACCCCGTCCTTTTGATCCTTCCACCGTGCGTATGCAGCCAGAGCGATACCGGCGATTGCACAGAGTAGGAAAACGGTCTTTAGGCTGTCGGCATACGCCACTAAGCCCTGTAGTTGTCCTGCAGTTTCGTTGAGTGCAGTAGCTGCACCAGCGATACCTACACCGGCCATCGTCTTAGATTTACCTAGAGGCTTCTTGTCTTGTGCTGCAGGCTTCTGTGCCATTGGTACATCAACATCATCGCTAGGTAACTGTGCGTCCAATGTGAACAATGCTGCCTCTGCCGCACGGCGGCGTGTGAGACCGGTAAGAGGCTGAAGTTTGCCACCAACCCGTGCCTTGTTCCAGCGCATCAATTGTGCTGGTACTGCAGAATAATCTCCAGCATTTAATTTCTTCCTCAGAGTCGATCCTGAGAAGGCACCACTACCAAGGTTGAATACGAACGACACTAGAGAATCGAATTGGTACTGCGTCAGAGGTACATCGACCAGACGTTTAACATCGGCCTCGTAGATCTTAATGTCTTGCCGCAACAAGTCTTCTGCCTCTTGCTTTGTAAGGCGCATATTCTTCTTAACACCTTTAACGTGGCCGTATCCTACGGTGAGAATATTAGCCGGGCAGCGATATGGGACTACCATACCGTCTGGTCCTACTTTGTGCAGACCTTCAAACTTTTTGATTAAGTTAAGGCCTTGGTCAGAGATTGATTTTGGATGCATGTTTACCCGAATGTGTTAAAATATGGATCTTGTCTTTCCATGAGGCCGCTATCGATTGCCGCCCTACGGTTGACCAATTGCTGCGGAGCCAGTGTACCCGGCTGTAGCCCTTGGCCTGTGTACCCAAGCTGATCCATTTGCTTGAGGAGTGAATTTACGTTGAACATGTTTTGACCAAGCATTTTGCCTTGTTGGTCAAAGTTAGCCAGTAATACGTTGCTCTGGTTATCCATCGCACGGCGTGTGGTTACGCCCTGTGCATCGATGCTCTCACGAACCAGTTTACCGTTTTGGTCAAATGCTTGTGCAAGCTGCGTGTACTGTTGACGAATGTCATCAGGAAGGTTTTCACCTTGCGTAGTAAGAACCTGCTTAACTGTGTCCAAACGCTGGACTACATCGTTTTGTGCAGCCGCCTGTTCACGGGTTCCTGCGTCCAGACCAGAAGCAAGTTCACGGATAGTCTGAGTAAACTCTTGTGCGCTGACAGGGGCAGAAGCTGCAGCCCTACGAGCTTGGTCATCCACTTGGTTAGAAACATTGTTAATGTCCCGGCTAGTATCATTGAAGCTGTCAGAGATAGTCTCACGGGTTTGGTTAAACCCACCAGTAACGGTATCCAGAAGCTCCGCACGGGTCTGGTTAGCCAGAGTAGTGTTGGCGTCATAGTTCTCACGGAAATCGTTGAGACCTGTCTGCATCCCACCAATACCGCCCATGATACCGGCTTGCCCTTCAGCAAGACCGCCGTAGTAGGTATCAGAACGATCTGACATGCCCTCAAGGTATGATTGCAGGTTAGTCTGACCACCAAGAACATTAGCAGAAAGATCTGTGAGGTTCTGGTTCTGCGCATCAAACTGTGTGTTCACATTCTCGTTAACGCCAGCAAAGCCTGTATCCAGAGTGCTGTCTACCGTATCAAAACGGTTTGTCATATTACCGGATAGATCAGACACACTGTTTTGTATGCCTGTCTGGCCCTCTGCTACATCGTTAAAGGATTGGTTCATGTCGCTGAAGCCGGTATCCACAGAACCCTGTACGTTTGAGAACCCTGTGTTCATCGTGCTGTTTACATCATCAAGGCGACCACCTACATCAGCAAATCCTGTGTTGGTTGTACCTTCAAGGCTACCAATACGGTTCTCAATACCAGAAGTATCTACAACCTGTGTGGTTACAGATGTCTGGGGGATGGCTGCAATCTGATTACTAATATTAGTCTGACCGGTACTAAGGTTTGCCTGATTATCAAGCATGGTGCCTTGATTGCTTTTAATTTCTTCACCTACAACCGCAGCCTCTGCAAAACCAGCATCAGTGTTTTCGTTAACTGCGGTCACACCACCTTGAACACTTGCGTCCACTTGTGCCGCAGAAGCACCGCCGCCGCCCTTATACGCAATCAGGCCCGAAGCCCGTGGGTGTAAATATCGGGTGGGCATAAAAGGGTTATAAAGTTGCATCTAAATCTCCATGTCGAATACATAATATTGAGTTTTGTATTTGTTGCCTTGCCTAGAACTGAGCGTCTGAAGGCGTCTTAACCAGCCCTTGCGCCCCCATACCTGAAGATGCGAACAGCCGTTCTTTTTGGCAAAGTCCTCAAACAATCTGTGATCTGCTTCGACTTGCTTGAGTGAAACACCGTTAGTGGTGTTAGTTATGATCTGACACGTTTTTACGTTCTTCTGTGTCAGAAATCTAAGGGTGGTTGTGCAGACTATCTTGCTATCTGTGTCCAGCGTGATCCAAACAAAGACTGTGCCGTTGATGGCGTCCTTGAAGAGATCGAATATAGACATCTCATCAATCCCGTGGGAAAGTGCTTTGTCTATGTCGCCTTGTATGGAGGGCCATACATGCAATACTTCTGGGGGAGTTAGTAGAACAGTCCGAAACTCTAGGGTTTCATCTGTCATAGATACCTTTTATTTACTCTATGATTTTTTATAGAATTAGCAAAAAACTGGCCTCTGTGCTTTGTTTGTAGGCCTGTATTCTCTATTGAATCCCATCTAGCAGGATCAGGTTTATTTATAGATGCATAAAAGTCCGTATAAACGTATGGGATTATGGTGCAGATGGGAGTACCTTTTTCTATAATAAACGTATTAGACCCTTCTCGTCTTCTTACAAAAAGATTTACAGGTAAAATCCCATTTCTTTCTAAAAGTAAATTATCAGTATACCCATACGCAGCTTCGAAGTTTTTTCGGTTTTCTTTATCATAGTAAAACGGAAGTACTTGCCACCCTACTCTGTCACTATTTTTAATAAAGTACCCCGGATTTATTTTTAGCATGTATGAATAGAATTTATCTTCATCCAAAATGGACCCTTCTTCAAATGCCTGAGTCTGTTGGCCGTTGTGTGAAGATACCACCATGTTAGGAACATCTGCGGGAAGCTCGTAGTCAAAATGTGTCTCATACGTTTTTATGTACACATCACAGGGACACCTAATAACATACCCAACCGTCATGGCATCTAAGAAAGAGGGGCAGACCTTATAAGTATACCTATTAGGACCACCTTCAAAATCTCTTGGGCATTTTTTAAAATACTCAAGAATTACCTTTTTCATAGGTAATGGCGGAGTAGATGAGAAACCTTCTGAGAAAGGAGTAAATGAAACCTGTTCTTTTCTAGGCCAAATTGAAATTAGGTTCTGCAGTCGTGTAAGCACTATAGGCACCATCCGTTGTTGTAGCTGCGTTAATTGCCTCTACAGCTAATCTCTCTTTTTCAAAAGCCGTGCTTACTCTAGATAAAACAGAGGTATAAGCATCCCGCACATCTGATAATGCGCTAGGAGTCCACCAATCACCTGTCCGTAGTTTGAACGGTAAAAGAGTGTCGGTTGCGGTGGCTGTTTCGATATACTCTGCCATTAGCTGTCGATGTTCTCTGTTTGCGGAGAACGATCGACTAGAGTGTGTTACAGGATAACTTTCGTAAAGCCAACGCAACTCTCTTACTTTAACAAGGAGGCTTTCTTTTAGAATAGCTAGTTGCGGTATTAGTGTTATGTTATCCGAACAGTTAAAAATAGTCAAGCCTAAAAACTTTTCTTGAGCCGATGGAACTTCTACCCAGACGATAGAATCTGGATACATACCCGTAGGGTCGGTTGATATGTATTCTTCAGCAATATCATTTTCTACTCTTACCCAATATGCCATTACCATTGTGCTCCATTTTCTTGCCACCAAACCGCAACATAACCAGATCCACCTGTACCTGAACTAAAACCATAGTTAGTCTGACCGCCAGCACCGCCACCGCCACCCGAGCCACCATGAGCGCCTGCCGATGAGTGTGAACCATCAGACGCACCAATTGTCGATGTACCGTATCCACCCCCACTGTCGTTATTTAAGGTTGAATGTGTGCCACCGTAGAGGCCGCCAGAACCATTTGTACCCGCTGTTAGGTCAAATGAAACTCCCGTACCGCCACCGCCGCCGCCTCTAGCCCAGTGGCCTCCACCGCCACCGCCGCCAGCGCCGCCAGAACCATCTGTGCCGGCGGATTGTGTTCCTGATCCACCCTGACCACTGTAGCCTCCAGACCCGCCGCCGCCTGATTGGTTATAGCCACCGGGGTCTGTTGTGTTACCGCCTTGGCCCCCTCCGTCACCACTATAACTACCTCCTGTCCTACTAGAACCAGAACTAGAACCTCCGCTCCCTGAGCAATGGCTAGCAAACGAGCTTGTACCCGAAGTACCGCCAACTGTCACAGACACTGTATTACCTGCGCTTACAGAGATATTGTCCTTATATCCTAGCCCACCGCCAGAGCCACCAGTAGCGGATCCTGAGTAAGTGTAGTTACCTGTACCCCCACCGCCTACAGCAACTGCTCTAACGTAAGAAATCCCGTTAGGCACAGTAAAAGTATGTGTACCACCGTTTGCATAAAGTACCCCATATCCAGAGTTAATTATGCTTGTTGCGCCACTAGGTACAGTACTTAACGGGCCAATGCCTACACTAAAGGAAAAGTTAAACGTCTGTACGTTGCTATACTGGTCTGTGCTAGTAACAGATAAGGTGTTAGAACCTACAGTCGTAGGAGTACCTGTTATAACACCTGTGGAGGAGTTAATACTCAGCCCACCTGAACTTTGGGATGCAATAACAAAGGTAAGCGGTACGTTACTTGGATTAGTTATAGTAGGTGTGTATGTATATACCTGATTGTTGTACAATGCTCCTGACGGTTCATTGCCCCCTGAATACACTATTGAAATATGGTATGTTGTAAAAGAGAAATTTAGAGTCAGGGTGTTATTATATTGATCCGTAACCGTCACTGTAGGAGTGATTGTTCCTGTAGCAGTATAAGTACCCGTAATAACACCTGTTGAACTATCAATAGTAAATCCGGGCATACCCGATAGTGCAAAAGTTAATGTAACATTATTAGGGTTAGTAATCGTAGGAGTAAATGTCTCAGCTACACCCAAGACCTTTGTACCAGAAATTCCTGAGTAGCTTACTGGAATGTTAGACACTGTAATACTTACGTTTTGAGTGGTTACGTTAGGGCCGTCTGTTACGTTTAATTCAAAAGAAATTGTTCCAGCTTGTTGGACGGGGTTGGCTGTAACAACCCCTGTACTTGAATTAATATCATATTCTGCAGGGGGACTAGCTGTTAAATAAAATGAATGCGCAATCTTATCAGGGTCAGTTACTGTAGGTGTATGAGTGAATGATTCACCTACTGTAGCCGTAGCCGTAAAAGTAGACACGGAAAATGCGGGAACTACGTTGGCACTTTGCTCTGTGATCTGCAGCCCGTTTTTACCAATATATCCAGCCATTATGAAATCTCCAAAATAGAAAGGACTACATCAAGAGAGTTTGCAACATCAGAAATAGCAGAAATACTATCTCCTGCCTCTAGAACTACTTTGTTATTTTCGCCTACAAGCGACAAAGAAGCCCCTGAGTATATTGTTACATTCTCTATTATTTTTGCGGATGATCCGCCTGATTTTGTAAGCGTACTGCCTACGTCTATATTCCCTACTGGGAATCGAATATTACATAAAAGTAATCCTAGAATGATCGTTGTAGTATTAGCAGGGCATGTGTATAAAGTAGTTGAAGAAGTACCCACCCCGCTAGATGCTACGCTTTTAAATGTCTCTGCCATATTTTATCCTAATGATACACTAAACGCTAAGGACTGCCCAACTGTAGCTCTTTCAGTTTCCATAGCTGAAACCTTTTGATTCAAACTATCAATTGAGTTGTAGTCGGCGTGTCCTGTGTTGAAATCTGATGCGGATGCGCCCCCAGAAACTTCTGCTAGGGAGATTTTGCTGTCTCGCATCAAGTCGGCTAATAGTCGTGCTTTGCTCATTTTTACACCTCCCTCTAAGCCTCAACAGGCCAATCGTCAGCATCCAAATCGGGGAAATTTTCGTGGTCCGTAATGTCCCGTAGAGCTTGGCGATAAGTTGCGGTGGAAGTTGGGACTGACACACCCGCTTCTAAAGATTTAATGACCACCCAATCTGTCCTAGCCAACATACCATCTCGTATCCTACGAGTGTTGTTAGATGCTACTGTAGTGTCAGGGGTATCCAGAAGTTGCATAGTAAAGGTCTCAACGGCCAACCCATCTGCATTAAGAGAGTATCCATCACTTACGGGAGTATGGGTGGAAGTACTTGCTGGAGACCTACCAAGCCGACA